ACGCCAAGATCGGCAGCTCGGGCAACTACGCCCAGATCGGCAGCTCGGGCGACTCCGCCCAGATCGATAGTACCGGCGTCGACTCCGTGATCTGCTGCGCAGGTCGTGGCTGTACGGTAAAAGCAAAAATCGGGAGTTGGATCACGCTTGCGGAGTGGGAATATTCCGAAGAAAAGGGGCGATACGTTCCGCGCTGCGTGAAGACGGAATACGTCGACGGCGAGAATATCAAGCCCGATACGTGGTATCAGTTGAAGAACGGTGAGTTTGTGGAGGTAAACAGATGAAGCTTACGGAAAAGCTGATCGCCATTCAGGCGCAGCTGAAAGCGCCAAAGGACAAGACCAACAACTTCGGCGGCTACAAATATCGCTCCTGCGAGAGCATTTTAGAGGCTGTAAAGCCCCTGCTGCAGGCGCAGGGCTGCATCCTGACGATCTCGGACGAGATTGTAGAGAGTGGGAACCGGATCTATGTCAAGGCAAAGGCGACTCTGTCCGACGGCGAGGGCGAATATACCACGTTCGGTTTCGCCCGGGAACCGGAGAGCAAGAAGGGCATGGACGAACCGCAGGTGACCGGTACGGCCAGCTCTTACGCCAGAAAGTACGCATTGAACGGCTTGTTCGCCATCGACGACACGAAGGATGCCGATACAGATGAATATGCCAGAGAAATCGGGAGAGCGTCCGGGCGGAAACCGCCCGCTGCTGCGAAGTCCACCGAGGCTGCAAAGAAGCCGGAGATGCTCTTTAAGTGTTCCGCATGCGGGAAAGAGATCACCGGCGAGACGATCAACGGGCATGCTTACTCTGCAATGAGCATTGCGGAGCAGACAACAAAAAAGTTTGGACGCTGCTTCTGCTGGGGCTGCGCACAGAAACAGGGAAAGGGGAATACATAAATGCTGAACGAAGTGATCTTGATGGGCCGCCTGACGCGCGACCCGGACGTCCGTATGACGCAGAACGGAACCACCGCTGCGAACTTTGCACTGGCCTGTGAGCGCGACTATGCACCGCAGGGGCAGAACCGGGAGACTGATTTCTTCGATATTGTCGCGTTCAGAAATACCGCCGATTTCGTCGGCCAGTATTTTGCCAAAGGGCAGCTTGTGGCAGTCAAAGGCCGTCTGCAGCAGCGCGACTGGACAGACAAGCAGGGCAATAAACGCCGCACGACGGAGATCCTTGCAGATCGGTGCTATTTTGCCGAGAAGCGGCAGACGCCCGCAGCAGTACAGTCTGCGGATTTCTCGCAGATTCCCAGCACAACGCCAGTTCCGTTTTCCGAACCGGATATGCCGCAGATGGAGCTCGGCGACGTAAACGAGCTGCCGTTCTGAGGGCTGAAATATGCCGAACAGAATCATTCGGGAAAGCATCTGCACAAGCGATAGCGTCGACAAACTCTCGTGGTTTGAAGAAGTTCTGTTTTATCGGCTCATTGTAAACTGTGATGATTTCGGACGCTTTGACGGGAGAGCGGCGGTAGTGAAAAACCGCCTCTTCCCGCTGAAAGAAAACCTCACGCTCAAAACTGTAGAAAATGCTCTTCATGGGCTGGCGAGTGCTGGATTGATTGCTCTGTATGTGTTTGAGGGCAAGCGCTTCCTTTACCTACCAACATGGGGCAAGTATCAGACGCAGCGTGCGAAGGTAAGCAAATTCCCGTCGCCTGATGATGGGAAACAAGCGGATGAAATCATTTGCAAGCAAATGCGTGCAGATGTTCCCGTATTCGAGAATCGAGAATCGAGAATCGAATTCGCTATTCGAGATGCGGAAGATAGCGCGGAGCCGCAAGCGGCATCCACGCCGCCAGCAATCTCTCTGCCGCTGAATGATGGAACGGGATATTCCGTTTCCGTGGAGCAATGCCAGGAATGGGCGGGCTTGTACCCTGCTGTCGACGTGATACAGCAGCTGCGGAACATGAGGGGCTGGTTGGACGCAAATCCGGCCAAACGGAAAACAAAGCGCGGGATCAATGCGTTTATTGTCCGCTGGCTGGCAAAAGAACAGGACAAGGGCGGAACACAGCCTGCACAGTACAGCCGCGCTGCAAAGCCAGGCTACGGTGTGCAGGGGCACCATGACCCGCTGAATCCGCTGGAAGAGGCTGCTGTCAACCGGCTGTTCGAGAAACCGCCGAAGGGCGCGGAGAAAATGCGGCACGGCGTGCAGAACCACGGAGACGACCTGACGGCGTTCCAGATGGCAGCGGTCGAACGGATGCTTGCGGAAAACGAGGAGGATAAGACATGAAAATGCTTGGAAAACTGGCGAGATCATTGGCAACGCGCTATGTCTGCCAGAACTGCGAGAAGGAAAAAGAACGAAGGGCCGTGGCGCATAATGCCACGAAATGTCTGGAACGCAACAGCCTTTTGGCCGAAAGCAATCAGGCCGCGTCCATCGAGATCCACCGCCTCGAAAAAGCGCTGGCGAAAGCAGAGCTGGAACGCGATGTTGCACGGGAAATGCTGCTCGAGAGAAGCACGCCGGACACTCGGCCGGGGGCGCTGAGATGAGGTTTGTGTGTGACGCCTGCCAGGATATCACGAACATCGAGGCCGACCGAATGGAAATCCAAGGCGACAAGCTGATGGTGTACAGCCGCGGGCGGCTGGTCTACGTGGCGGATCTCGGCCAGATTATGCTGGCCAAGCTGACGCCGGGGAGGGATGAGGCAAAATGAAAGAGAATGTGCTGGAGCGAAATGCAAGGCTGGATACCGAACGGAAGATTGCGGATTTTCGAGTAAAACAGCAGATGGATTATGAGTTCAAGGTGAAATACGCCAAAATCCGCGCATGGGAATTCTACGATCACCCAGACGTTGCAGGTAGCTGCTACGTAGCTGTCGGCGGGCTGGATTCCATCACGCTGCTCCTGTTCCTTCGCAGCATCGGTATTGATGTGCCTGCCATCTCGGTATCGTCGCTTGAGGATAAAAGCATTCAGCTGATTCACAAGCAACTCGGCGTGAAGCCGCTGAAACCGCTGAAAAGCAAAGTGGAAGTGCTGCGAGAGTACGGATGGCCGGTGATCTCCAAGGAAGTTGCGGGGAAAATCTCGCTTTTGCAAAATCCAAGCGAGAAAAACGCAACGGTACGCCATGCGATCATCACTGGGGAAACAGGGGCTTACGGCGGGTTCCGCACGGGGACGCGGATGAAGCTGGCGCAAAAATGGCTGGAGATCTTCGGCGGATACGAAAATGAGAATGAAGGCGTTAGCTATAAAACGCCGGATTTTCTCGTATCGGATAAGTGCTGCTATTACCTGAAAGAAAAGCCTTGCAGCGATTATGCCAAAGAAACCGGAAGCTTCCCGTATATGGGCCTGATGGCGTCCGAAGGAGGGCGCAGGCAGAAAGCGTTGATGATGCACGGGTGCAACTACATATCGCCGGGAACGAAACGCAGCTGTCCATTCGCGATTTTTTCGCGGCAGGATCTTTTGCAGCTTGCGCTGGATTTGCAGGTTCCGGTGCCGGAAATCTACGGAGAGATCGTGCGCGACGCAGACGGAACACTCAGGACGACAAAAGCACAGAGAACCGGGTGCTCCATGTGCGGGTTCGGCGTGCACATGGAAAAACGCCCACACCGGTTCGACCGGCTGTGGGAGCGGAATCCAAAGGAGTGGGAAATGTGGATGAATCACGTAATGCAGGATGATCGCGGGAACTGGTACGGCTGGGGCCGTGTGCTGGACTACATCGGCGTCGAGTGGCGGGATCCGGAAGCCGCGCTGTTAAATCCGGATGAACTGCCGGGACAAATGGTTCTTGAAGGAATGGAGGAGGACACGCTATGACAGACAAGGAAATCGTGCAGGCGCTGCGGTGCTGCAAATTTGGGGAACCGTGCAATCGCTGCCCGGTAGTGAGCGATCAAAACTGCGTGAACGTAATGCATAAGCGCGCAGCCGACCTCATCGAGCGCCTGACCGCCGAGAACGCGGCGCTGCGGGAGAAAGTGCCGCGTGGATCAGTGTGGAGGAACGGAGGCAAGGCAGATGCTTGATATTTGCCCGGTATCGCTGGCAGAGGCAAACGCCTTTGTCGCGGAGCACCACCGGCACCACAAGCCGGTGGTAGGGCATAAGTTTTCCATCGGCTGCACCGATGGCGAGAAAATTGTAGGCGTTGCAATCGTCGGCAGACCGGTTTCGCGGTATCTGGATGATGGGTGGACGCTTGAGGTAAATCGCTGCTGCACAGATGGAACACGGAATGCGTGCAGTATGCTATATGCAGCTGCGTGGAGAGCCGCCCGTGCGATGGGCTATCACAAGCTGATTACATATATCCTCGATACAGAGTCGGGGACAAGCCCCAAGGCGGCTGGATGGAAGTGCGTCGGACAGGCCGGCGGGCTTCGCTGGACAGGCAAGCGCCGCCCAGAGGTCGACCTTTGCCCCGCACAAATGAAAATCCGCTTTGAGCGGGAGGAAGGAGAAAAGGAATGAGTAAAGCTGTTTTGATCAGCATCCACCCGAAGTGGTGCGAGAAGATCATAAGCGGTGAGAAAACGATTGAGGTGCGCAAGACGCGCCCGAAGATGAACCCACCGTTTAAGTGCTACATCTACGAATGCGGAAACGGCAAAGTCGTCGGGGAATTTCTGTGCGATGAGATCATCAACATTAACGGCGCGGGAAGGATCCCGTCGGATGCTGCGTGGCCAACCTGCCTAGAGCCTGCGGAGCTGCACCAGTATCTCGGAGCTGCCACCGGCTTCGGCTGGCACATCTCAGATTTGCGCGTTTACGATCACCCGCGCAATCTGTGGGAGTTTACCGGCCTGCGGGAGACAAAATTCGGCCTTGCGCCCGGGCCAATCACCCGCCCGCCGCAGAGCTGGCGGTATGTGGAGGAAGAGACATGGAACGACTGACAAGTCCTAATATCAACGTAGACCCGGGCACCGACCGATTTCTGCACGCCGCGATCGGCGGCAAGGAAATCGACTGGAAGCAGAGCCGGGACAGCACGCTCAACGTGATGATCAACGGCCCAACGAGCAACGGCTTTGGCAAGGATATTTTCCGCAAGATGGCCCGCGATCTGTACGGACGGCTGAAAGCCTACGAGGACACAGGATGGACACCGGAGATGCTGCGTAAGATGGGCGAAAATGCTGGGCATCTGTGGGATTTCGCGCAGGCTGCGGAAAACATGACGGTCGGACGGTTGAAAGAGCTTGCCGAGGCCGACAAGGACGGGCGCGTGGTAGTGCTGCCGTGCAAAGTGGGCGATACGGTTTACATGATCGAGCGCATTTTTGACATTGATAATGGCATATGCGATGAGATATGCGCCAGAAAGGTAATAGGACACGGCGGGAACAATCTGAATCAATTGTGGCTCGTAGGGAGCGGCGGCATATGCAACGCCTATATTTTCGTTTCGGAGTTTGGCAAAACCGTATTTTTAACCCGCGAAGAGGCCGAGCGGGCGATTCAGGAAATGGAGGGCAAGGGATGAGCTTCAGTAAGAAAAAACGGGAAGCGGTCTATGCGAAGTATGACGGCCACTGTGCTTATTGTGGACGGGCTATCGACATCAAGGATATGCAAGTCGATCACTTTCTGCCGCTGCGACCGTGGGGCATTGAAGAAGCCGGAACAGATGACATTTCAAACCTCATGCCTGCCTGCCGGATGTGCAACCACTACAAACGGGCAAATTCTCTGGAAACATTCCGGCGCTATATCGCGGAAATTCCGCGCAAACTGCGCGAGAATTACATCTACAAGGTAGGTGTTGTCTACGGGAATGTAATTGAGAACGAAAAACCGATAGAGTTCTATTTTGAGAAGATGGAGGCGAGGAAAGATGGCAACGAAACGAATATGTGACCGCTGCGGGGCGGAGATAAACCCCACAAGCTCTGCGACGTATGTAAACGTACGACGCGCGTTCCATGAGAAATCACCTGATAATACAGTATGTGGAGTACAATATGTATAATAAAATACCAATCAGTTTTGCATTCTGTTTCTAACTCTGTAGATATGATCTTTAAGGTCATGCTGATAAACAAGCCGACGGGCGTTAAGGAGCTTCTATGAGTACGATTATTGACACCCTAATCACCGACCGAACGGCAGCGGACGTCGCACGCGCGCACGAGTTGGCCGTGAAGGGCTACGCGGGCATGACGGCGGCGGAGCTGGCGGAGTGGCTGGCGGGGATGAAGGGCGCATACAACGCCGTTGACCTCAACCGCGTCGGGACGGCGCTGAACTACCTCCGCGACCGCCTGACCGGTGTCTGCGGCAGGGATATCACGTGGCAGGCGAAGACAGATTGGGCTATGACGGACGTTATAACAGTCGCACAGGGCAACGCATATCACGACCAGATCAGCGACGTCCGCGCCGCGCTCACCTACCCCGCAAATGCCCCGGATGTGCCGGAGATCGCGTTGCTGACGTATGCGGGCGCAAACGATATCGAACGCATCCTGACCATCTGCGAGACGCTGGTCGACAATGTGATAAATGCGTTTCGCTACACCGGCGCGGCGGAGTGCACCGCGGGAGGATTACTATGACAGACAGACAACCGACACAGGTACTGGCGAACGGGGCCATCCGCTATGGCATCTACCGCGCGGATGGCACGCTCGACCACTATGAATATCTCCGGCGCGAGGACGCGCCGACCGTCGAGGGAACGCCGCTCAGCAAGGCAAATCTTCTCTCGGACGCCACAGCTTCGAAGCTCTGGCCCGGCAGCAACAAACCGGAGGACCCAACTGTCAACCAGGCATTTGAAAAGCTATCGAAGGGTATGCACCTCATTGGCGATATCGAGCTGACGTCCCGTGAAGCACCGTCTTCCGCGTGGTTACCCTGCGATGGGCGTTATATCTCGCAGGCCGACTACCCTGAATTGTTTAACGTTTTGCGTGTGACTGCAAGTCAGGGCAACTGGGACACACAGGTCGTAGACACAAATAGTGCCCCCAACGGCCAGGGCGATATTATATCGTATGCAAACGGCGTATGGTTCCGCACTAGAGTGCAGATTGGTGACGCTGAGTACTCAGAAGAACCTCACGATGCTAAAATGTGGTACTCAAATGACAACATGAATTCATGGCATGCGATATCTGTAGCGAGCAATATTCGGCAACTTACTCCTGTACACTACTATGAAAATAAGTATGTCTGTATTGCTTTGAAGTACATTTCAGTCAACAGCGATTATATAGGATATATCTACTATGCGAAGCAACCTGGAGGGCCATGGACCTTAGGTCAGGAAGCAGGTGCAACAGAGCGTTCCTCGTTTAAACCGGGCGGTAGTGCCTACGATATCATTACAGATGGCTCTAAATACTATTTGGTAATGAAAATGCAGGGTTACATGCAGTCTTCTACCAGTCTATTTCCTCCAGCGTGGCAGACCAGCTCCTATGATGGCCAACAGATGGTAAAAAACGTTGTATATAACGAATCTGACGGTTATTTCTACGGCGCTAAAGGTTACGAGAATTCCTTAAGTGCATTCCAGTTAGCTCGAACGCGGACGCCAGAGAGCTATGCGTCCTGGCAGGTTATATACGCCAATAATGGCTATTATAGTGGCATCGCTGCTAGCGGTAATATAATAATAGCAGCAGACGCTACAAACAATAATTCTCGTTTCTACGTCTACTCGGTTGATGGAGGCAAAACCTTTAAAACCGCGACCCTCTCAGTGTACCCAATAGTAAGCTCGCAGCGCGATTGGATAAAAATATTTAACGGAATTGTTGTGCTGGCTGCACGTACGTCTTCACAGGCAACTGTTGGAGTTGCTAAGCTGCTGTATACAGATGATCTAACTCAAGGATTCTTATCCGTAGACACTCCGGCAAACGTTAACACCTTTGCGGGTAATGACTCCGGGTTGATTGTTGGCGCATTAACATCTCAGGGCTCTTCTAGCATCAATGTCTATAGAGATTTTACGTACGAAGCGAAAAAAATTCCAACGATCACTCCGGACAGTCGCAGTCATGCCTACATCAAGGCCGTGGAGGAATGAGCCATGCGGGACAGAAAAGGGACGAACGATCTGGCGAACGGCGCGGTCTGCTACGGGGCCTATGACGCGGCGGGGAATCTGCTGCGTCAGGTCTGGCTCCGGCTGGAAGACGAACCGCTGGCCGAGGAAACTCCGCTCGTCAAGGCGAATCTGCTGACCGACGAAACTGCCGCCCTCCTCTGGACGGTGGGCGACGCTCCGGCCGACCCGACCATCAACGACGCGCTGGACAAGCTCTCCACGCCGCAATACAAGATCGGCGATCTGCTCGTCACCGTGCGGGAGCTGGCCGCCCCGTGGCACGCCTGCGACGGCTCGGCCTTCTCGCAGACGGACTACCCGGAGCTTTATAACCAGCTCGGCGGCAATGCGCTGCCGAACGTCAGCTATTCCGACGACACAGTGACCTACATCAAAATGGCCAACGACTGACCGCCGGGAAATACATAAAAGAGGTAAAAACATGGATGCTGGAACCATCACGATCATCTGCGCCGTCCTCGGCTCGTCCGCGCTGACGACGGTCATTCAGGCCATCGTCGGCGCAGCGCAGAAAAAGAAAACACAGGCAGACTCCCAGGGCGACCACCTGACTGAGATCGACAAAAAGCTCGACCAGATGCAGAAGCACCAGGAAGAGCAATATCTGTCTATTCTGCGTCTGACGATCATGTCAGAGGAAATGCCAATGTCGGAGCGATTGATCGCGGGCAAAAAATACGTAGATCTGGGAGGAAACGGGGACGTCAAGCAATTCCTGCATCAGCTGGAAGTGCAGTGTGAAAGGAAGTGACGATGTGAGATTCAAACTCCGCTGGACAAAGGGTGAAATGTCCAAGACCATTGTGTTTTACTGCATCCGCGTGTTAACCCTCACGCTTGTGTGGGCAGTGCTGCTGGAGACGATCGCCGTCCTGTTCCAGCTGGACATCGATCTTTCCGCCGTGCTGACGTTCACCGCCGCGGCGTTCGGCGGGGAGCTGCTTCTGCTCGCATTCAAGCGGGTCTTCGCGAAAAAAAGCGAAGACGAATAACCAGAACCACGAAAGGGGTACATATGGAAAACATCATCAAGCGGCTCGGGAATCTCCTGAGCGTCAAATCCATCGTTACACTTGGCCTGACCATCATCTTCGCCGTTCTCTCCCTGCGGGGCGATATCTCCGGCAAGGACTTCCTGACGATCTTCCTGACGGTCATCACCTTCTACTTCGGCACCCAGAGCCAGAAGGTGCAGGACGCCATCGAGGGCGGCAGCACGAAGGAGGATACGCAGAAATGAGTGTCATGAAAGCGTCTGAATCGTCAAAAAGCATATCGACGTCGCGAAAAACTACAAGACCGTTTACATGTGGGGCTGCTTCGGCTCGCCGGTGTCTGAGGGGATCATTTCCGAGAAGGCGAAGCAGTATCCGGACTGGTACACTGCGGCGAAGCAGGCCAGATATCGCGGCCTCATCGGCAGAGGCTACTTCGGTTTCGACTGCGTGAACCTGACGAAGGGCATTCTCTGGGGCTGGAACGGCAATAAGAACGCCTACCACGGCGGCGCGCGCTATGCTGGCAACGCCGTCCCGGACGTCTCCGCCGACGGCATGATCGCCAAGTGCAAGGACGTATCGTCGACCGGCTGGGACAAGCTCGTTCCCGGCGAAGGACTCTGGATGCCTGGGCACTGGGGCCTGTACATCGGCGACGGTCTAGCCGTCGAGTGTACGCCCATCTGGGAGGACGGCGTGCAGATCACGTGTGTTGGCAACATCGGCCTAAAGGGCGGCTACAACAGCCGCAAGTGGCAGAAACACGGGAAACTCCCGTGGGTCGACTACGACACCGAGACGGTCGACAAGACCGTCGAGGATGCCAAGAAGACCATCAAGGCAAAGGCCGGTCTCGCGGACAACACCATCAAGTATCTCGCCGATTATAAGTACGGCGACGATCTGCTGAAAAAACTGGCTGCAGCCATGAAGTAAGGGGGGCGGGTCTATGTCACCGCAGGCGCGCGCCAAGCTGCCGCCGGAGCTGGGCGGCCTGACGCGGAAGGACATGGAAGCCGTGATCTATCAGGCCAATCTCGGCCGCGAGAACGCGCAGATCGCGCAGCTCTATTTCGTGGACAAGCTTCCGCAGGTCGATGTTGCGACAGAACTGTATCTCGGCAGGGCCACCGTGCAGCGGCGATTGCCGGAGATCATGGAGAGGATGAAAGCCGCGTCCGGCAATCTCCCGAGCTGAACAAAAGTGATGCCGGTCTGATGCACAACTGAGGCACAAGGAACCGAAAAAAAGCCCATACTGAACACATCAAAGGAGTGTTCGGTATGGGCTTTTCTTATTTTAATCCGAACCCGGCCGGGCGTCAGGTCGGAGACTGCACGGTCCGGGCGATCTCCAAAGCGACAGGGCAGAGCTGGGATGAGACGTACATGGGCCTGTGCCTGCAGGGGCTTATCATGGGCGATATGCCGTCCGCAAACAGCGTATGGGGCGCATACCTCCGGCAGCATGGCTTTGCCCGGAACGTGATCCCGAACACATGCCCGGACTGCTATACGGTCGCGGAGTTCGCGGCAGACCATCCGCGCGGCGTGTATGTGCTGGCCTTATCCAGCCACGTCGTGTGCGTGGAGGACGGAAGCTATTTTGACACGTGGGACAGCGGCAGTGAGATCCCGCTGTTCTATTGGGCAAAGGAGGAAACCTGATGTTTGGACAACAGCCGTACAACGTATATCAGCAGCCGATCTACAATCAGCCGCCCATGCCGCCGATGCAGGAACCGCAGATGCAAATGCGCCCACAATATCAGCCCGCACCGCAGATGCAGTATCCGCAGCAGCCGCAGCAGAACCAAGCGATCATCTGGGTCCCGAACGAGAAGTCGGCGAATGATTTTATTGTCGCACCCAACAATGCGGTTACCCTCTGGGATATGAACGCGCCGGTTGTGTACGTCAAAAAGGCCGATGCAAGCGGCAAACCTACTATGACAACGTACGATCTTGTAGAGCGCACACAGGCTGTTATAACGCCCACGGCGCCGCGAAAAGACCAGAGCGAGGAATACGTGACCCGCAGAGAGTTTGACGAGCTGGTGGCCAAGCTGACGGCTCCCAGCGTCAGGCCGACAAGAAAGGTAAAGGAGGCAGAACCCAATGGCGAATCCGCTGTTTAATGCCCTCGGCGGCGCGCAAATGCCCGGTACGGTCGGGCAGTTCCAAAACATGGTGCAGCAGTTCCGACAGTTTCAGCAGACATTTCAGGGCGACCCGAAAGCCGAGGTTGAAAAACTGGTGCAGTCCGGGAAGATCTCGCAGCAGCAGCTGAATCAAATGCAGCAGATGGCTGTGCAGTTCCGGCAACTGCTCGGATAACTTAATTTCAATTCGTGGCCACGATTGAGATAAATCAAAAATCTACGAAAGGAGAATTTGTATGAGTCTTACTGATGGAGGCATCCAGACGACTATGCCTGTTCAGCCCGCGAACAACTACGGCGGCGGCATGGGAATGTGGGGCGACAACTGGATCTGGATCATTGTGCTCTTCCTCTTCGGCTGGGGCCGAAACGGTTGGGGTGGCAATGGTAACGGTAACGGCGGCGTGATGGATGGCTATGTGCTTACGTCCGATTTCGCGAACCTCGAACGCAAGCTGGACAGCGTGAACTCCGGGCTGTGCGACGGCTTCTACGCCATGAACACCGGCATGCTCAATGGCTTTGCTGGCGTAACGCAGGCTGTGACAAACGGCTTCTCGCAGGCCGAGGTCGCACGCTGCAACGCGCAGATGGCGTTCATGCAGCAGCTCAATGCACTGCAGGCGCAGATCGCAAGCTGCTGCTGCGAAACCAGAGAGGCGATTCAGGGCGTGAACTACAACCTCGCCACGCAGGCTTGCGATACGCGGAACCTTGTGCAGAACACCACCCGCGATATCATCGACGCTATGAACTGCGGCTTCCGCAGCATCGACCAGCGTCTGACCGCGCAGGAGCTTGCTGCGAAGGATGCGAAAATCGCTGAACAGAGTCAGCAGCTCTTCGCTGCACAGCTGGCAGCGTCTCAGGCCGCGCAGAACGATACGTTGAAATCCTACGTGAGCGGGCAGCTGGCGTATTACAACCCGCGCCCGGTCCCCTCGTTTGCGGTCCCGGCTCCGTACCAGTACGCAGGTTGCAACAGCGGCTACAACTATGGCTGCGGCGGCTGCGCTGCGTAACAACTCCATACCGTAGAGCTTTTTCGTGGCCTCACGAAAATGATCGGCCCCATTGCCGATACTCGATAGCAATGCGGCGGGGCGACTACCCCGCCGCTATATTTTTACGAAAGGACTGATTTTATGGCCGAATTCACCAACTCCAATATCGTCAACGTCGCCGCTGGGCAGAATGTCCCGCTGACGGAAACCGCAGTCAGCAGCAAACCGTGTATCGTGCACCGCAGGGGCAGCGGGCAGGTAACGCTCCACGGACTGACCAATCAGTGCAGGGCGATTTTCAAGGTCTCTTATGGCGGCAATATCGCTATCCCGACCGGCGGCACAGTCGAGGCGATCACCGCCGCGCTTGCGATCAACGGCGAAGCTTTGACCAGCGCGACTGCAACCGTTACTCCGGCTGCTGTCGAAAACTACTTTAATGTTTATGTCTCCGCGCAGGTAAGCGTGCCGAAGGGCTGCTGCGTGACGGTAGGCATGCGCAACACCAGCACGCAGGCGGTCAATTTTGCGAACAGCAACCTGACCGTCGAGCGTGTGGCTTGAAAGGAGGACGCAATATGTATGATCTGAGAAATCTCCGTGAAATGCTCTGCAAGGAGCTTGACGATATCGCGGATAAGCGTGAAATGTCTGCTGGAGACCTCGACGCGATCCAGAAGCTTACCAGCTCCATCAAGAACACCTATAAAATTGAAATGCTCGAGGATGGCGGCTATTCTCGTGATGGAGAGTGGGAAGCGGACATGCGTGGCACGTACGGCCGCGGCAGCTCATATCGCGGTCGCCGACGTGATGCGATGGGCCGCTACAGCCGTGCTGACGCCCGCGAGCATATGCGTACGAAACTAGAGGATATGATGCGCGACGCGGACGACGATACGACCCGTGAAGCGATCCGCCGCTGCATGGAGCAGATCGAGCGGGCATAGGGAGGGACGCGCATGCTGGATGAAGCCGAGATCCGAAAGGAGATTGCACGGCTGGAATATGAAGAATCCAGCTATCCCAACTATGCCAAGCTGGCAGACCTTTATGTGATACGCAATAAAATGCAAGAGGATGAGCGTGGAGGTCGGAGTATGCGCGTATCAACTTACTCCGGGGACCCAGCGCCAGCGATTCAGACGGAAGCCCCGCAGACAGTAGGCAGCTACGGCGACAGCGACTTCCTGCGTGCGGTCGCAGGGAAATATCCGTCCAGAGTATGGCCAATCATTGACGAACTAATGGATACACTTGCAATTGTCAACGCGAAAGTATATAATTCTGTTATGCAGAAAATACAACGCATGTGATATGTTAGTTATTTGTTAGCAACCGAAAAAAACTATAAGTGCCTGAAAATGTTTTTTGCTTTTGGATTTGCCGATAAAGACTTAAAGATGCCCGAAAATGTCTGAAAATAGTCCGGAAAATTAAGACGGCATGCCTTTTAAGCAGGGTGTCCGGAGTTCGAATCTCCGGCGGGTCACCAAGAAATCCTTGAAATCTCAATGGTTTCAAGGATTTTTGTTTTTGACTGCTTTTTGATTTGTTAGCAACGTGTTAGCAACCGGCGCGTCAATTGCTTCTACGAGCTGGTCGATATCAAAGTGCTCATAAATGTTTGCAGTCGTAGAATAGTCGGCGTGTCCAAGCATCTTCTGCAGCAATTCTGGTTTGATATTGTTTGCAACTGCCCAGCTTGCGAACGTATGCCGTGTAGCGTGTGGTGTTTTCTTTGGGATCCCGAGCCGCTCTAAAAGCGGGTAGTAGTCACGGTTCCGGAAATTCGCGGCTACCTTTTGACCTTCATAGCCGGAAATTAAAAGCTCCCCCTTCGCGCGTTCTTTGAATTCGGCAAAGTATTTCCGCCCTTCTGAGCGGATAGGGATTATCCGGTTCCGCCCCGCTTTGGTTTTTTCGCCGCCGATTACATAGGTTTCGTGCACGTTCTCTGTGCGAAGCCCAAACAGTTCGCCGATTCGCATGCCGGTATAAATCATCATGAGAACGAGCCTGGCCTCCTGCGAGCCGTCTTTCTCGATCTTCTTTATTTCATCGGCGGAAAAGATCTCTTTCTCTTTCTTGACGTTCTCCGGAAGCTTGACGAACGACGCAAAATTGGTAGTTATGAGCTCCTGCCGAATCCCCCATTGAGACATTTGTGTTACGAGCTGTTTGAATTTTGAAAGGGTCGAGTAAGATTTCGCACTGTATTGATCGATTACCGCCTGATAGTCGGCGGTTCGAAGCTCCCGGAACTTCCTTTCATGCAGCGGCTCAAAAATATCATAGGCCCTTTCGTAGGATTCGGTTCCTTTTGCTCCAATATCGCGAAAGTGTTCATCCTTCCAAGCTTCATAGACTTCTTTAAATGTCCAGTTATATATTTCATCAAGACTTCTGCCCTGCAGGCGCGCCAGCGCCTCCAGGGCGGAAGTCTTTTTATCGTAGTATCCGACGATAACGCCGGACTTGGCAGCGACCCACGGCCGCTTCCGACGGCCCTGCAGCTTATATACGGTTCCTGTCCCGTTCGCGCGCTTTAGTGATTTCTTCTGTGTGTCTTGCTGCCTCCGGCCGCACCAACAGCAAAAAAGAGACCCATCCGGGATTTCCTTTTTACATTTTACGCATTGCGTCATGTAGAGTCCTCCCTGTTTTCACGCCGGATGATGCGTAGGATCACGATGCCGCCGAAGATGACGGAGGCAGCGATCAGAGCGATAAATGCCCAGGCGAGCGCGGAGAGCGTTCCGCCCTGGATGAGACCGGCCTTTTTTATCTGGGCGTCAATGACAAGGTAAGCCACCAGAGAGACCGCCAGCATGGCCGAGATGAACAGCAGCACGTAGCATATCGTGTGCGTAGACTTGATCTGCGCCCGCTGGGCGCCATTCGTTGCAAGCAATCTGGCGTTCTCGATTTCCAGCTCATTGTTTCGCTCCTTCAGTTTGCCAGAATCAGCTACGGGCCTCGGCAGGCCGCACAGCTCGTCCAGCGAGAGGCCAAGCGTGTCGGCAGTTGCAGCAGCGTTATAAAGCAGAGGGTTCGCCTGCGTGCCGGAATCGACTCTGCAGATGTTGGAGTACGGGACGCCGGACTTTTCGGATAATGTCTTTGCGGTCATGCCGAGATCATTTCTTCGCTGCCGGATCTTCTGCGAATACGCATCAAAAAACGGCTGCAATTTTTCCATTGATGTCAAAATAAACGCCTCCAGTAGCAGATTTGCAGAATTTTAAAAACAGGATAAGAAATTTGCACTTCAGACTACGGGTTTTGCAAAACAGGGTAGCGATACGCAATCCGGAGTATGGACTTTCCCGGATAAACTCTGCTACGATATAGACGTAGCAGATAGCTGCTTCAATGGATATCTGCTGCAAGGCCCCATCGTATGTTCCAGATACGATGGGGCCGATCAGACGACAGTATGGAATCAAGAGGTCAGTCCCAAAACGTGGATATTCATTCTCCGGCTTTGCCGAAAAATCGATGAATAGTTTGTGCGGAATGCCAAGTTGATTTTTAGAACAAACGTTCTATAATATGATATACGGGAGGAAAAACATGGAGAGCATCAACATCCGGTTCGACCACGGGAAGGTCAACGTAATTGTCGATGGAGCGCTGTTTAAGGATGTGCATAGCCTGAGCCTGGACTACATCAAGGGCGTCCCGCTCCTTTTCGCCTGCGTCGCCGATGTAAGCCAGGAGCAGAACGACCGCAGGGAACCGCGGATATTGAACTGATAGAAAGGATGGGTATTACAATGCTGCAGAAAGTCATGACGTATTTGCTGGCCGTCGCGCTCGTGGCACTGATCGGATTTCTTGTCACGTTCGTCATCATGGAAGTCAAGATGACAAAAGCAATGAGGGAATCAGAAGAAAGATATCGCCAATGTCTCGAGGAGATCGAGCGGGAATACAAGAAGAAGCGAGAAAATCAGCCGCGGTCGTAATATTTCATGGTCATGCTGGGGACCGTAACTGAGTTTCCGAGGATAGCAATGTAGGTCGCAACACCGTTGCATTCGCCGTAGCATGTGATCCAGTCGTTTTCTAGGATCCTGCTTTCACCTTCGCCTCTTGTATAGGCGACGTACCAGATCCCGTAATCCGTCTGGACTCTGTAAACAGCGGAGTCCAGAATCCCCTCTTGAACCTGAATGACGGTCCCGCTGATCACGGTCTTCCGGCCTTTGTACTCGTCCGGTGTTCTTGAGATCCCGGAATAGGAAAGATCCTCGCATTCTGCGATATACTCGGCCCGAAGTTCATCGGGCGTCTTCGAGGCATCGGATACGGTGGAGTCGGAAGACCCACCCTGAGAGAGCAGCGCAACGCAGAGAATAAAGAAGAGCGCGATACAGAGGATGACAATCACCTGCTCTGCAGTGCTCATTCGTTTCCTGTGACGCGCGCCGCAGGCTGGGCACTTCTTGGCCTTCGCACTGATCTGCGCGCCGCAGGTGCGGCATACAGCCTTCCTGTTTGGTGCTCCGCAGCTTGGGCATTTCTTCGATTTTTCGTTAAATTCTTCCCCACATCTGGGGCAGACGACTTTATATATTTGCTTCTGCATGATTACATCGCTCTCCGTCATTTATCTGGTAATACTTAGATATTATCATCAAAACATAGCGGCTGCAACGTGAATACTGCATAAAAATAGACGTCGGAATTTGGAACTTTGGAGACAGGAACCTATGATGAATGAAAAGGAAAACGCTACACTGAAAGAACTGATTGAAACTCTGGCACGATTTACGCCTGAACAGCTCAGCCTTTTTCTATCTGCTTCGCAACAGCTAATAGAGCAGACGCTAATTCAGGATGATCCTTGCATATCCGAATGATTTGCTGGATATCCTCCGGCAGATCACTTATAAGCGCTTCGCTATCGGCGGGGCGCTCTTTTTTTGCGCTCTTTTCCCGCTCCTGCTCGAACAGGTCGCGGACAAGCTCGATGTCGGCCCTTCGTTTTTCTGTGCCTTCTTCTGTGGGACTTTCAAGCTGAAGAATATCTTCTGGGGCAACTTGAAGCATGACGCATATCCGAGCAGCTTCCTCAGGGGAGGGCATACTGCGCCCGCGCGCAAGCTCACTTACCCAACGGTCATGCTTGCCAAACCTTCTGGAAAAAGCGGCCTTACTAATGTCTGCATTGTCGCAGTATTCAGTAATTAAACGCACACAATTCTCATTCACAAAAACATTGCTTGGTTTTTTTGGCATGGTTTTTATCCTCTTGATCTATTCAGAATCTGCAAAATCCATATAGTCTGTAAGCAGCCATGTACAATCGTATATCGGCTCAATTCGATGCGTGTTCTGGTTAATCATACGAATTGTTGAAATCATAAAAGTCCGACCAACGACTGCAAAATTAAACTCAGAGAACTTGCCGTGCTTCCAACAATGAATAGTCGCTTTTGCAACCTCTCCGGTAATCGCATAATAGAGCTCGCCCGCATAATTTTCGCCGCCGTGATCTTTGGGAGAATCCGCGATAGTGTTGAAATAAGCGACAAGTGGATATTGAGCTTTTTTCCCGGACTTAGTTTCTGGGGTATATAAAATATAACTCTGCGGTAGCGATAAGGACGATGTGCCAGAGCGGTATTCAAAACAGATTGCATTGAAATCAATGAAGAAATCAACCGGTATTATTTGTTTAAGCATACCGTCCTCAAGATCTTTTACGGTCGCGAAAAAATGGTTGATTTCATCTATAGATGTACGCAGAACCGCTTTGTTGTTCCAGTTGTACCCTGTCCACGCTTTTGATTCTCCGATATAAAAGCAGTCACATATCTGGTACGGAAGCGCGACATAATACAGCATCTTTTCTGCAACAATTTTTGCCATCTGAATTTGCTGGCGCTTGCCAAGATTCTCTTTGACAATTCTTCCGGTCAAAAGTACGGCAATCTTTTCGGCCTGCGGGCGCTGATCGCTAAAAGTCGATTGCTGCGGGCGCTTTCCTTTTTGCAAAAAGCCATCAAACAATCCCATAGATCAACCTCATATAAAAAATGACCAAGACGAAAGAGGATGTTTTGTGAAAAATGTAAAATCCACAAAAACAGTGGAAGATATATTGACAATCACAATAATGGTGGCTATAATATGCTTACAGAGCTTAATCAAGGCAATAAAAAACCAAGCCCTCATCCAGATCTTCGTTTTGCGGGCGTATGGACAATATTTTGTTGGCTGACACTTACATAATAACGGCTATACACGGTTTTGTCAAGTTAAAGCTCTTAATTTAAATAAGGAGGGTTGAACACTTGACATTAAAGGAGTTCCGGGCGCGCGCCGGGCTTCGGCAGGAAGATGTCGCAAAGAAAGTCGATGTCTCGATCATTGCCGTCTCGAACTGGGAACTCGGCAAAAACGGAATCGCCAGGAAGTACAAGAAAAAGCTCGCCCGTCTCTACGGCTGCACGCCGCAGGAGCTGGACGAGGCGATCGAGGAGAGCAGAAAGGAGAACGCATGAACTACATCAACAATCACGCGACAATGCGCTGTTGTTCATTTGACAGCAGCGACATCATTTGCGTCGAGCCACAGCCAGTCTTTGTTGACACAGTAAGCGGTGAGGTCTGTGATTTCAACACCGTCAAGACGGGACATTGCTACAACTACGAAACGCACTGGGCGCTTTCCAAGAGCTACGTGGTCATCGCTTACTACCCCACCGAAGCCACCGCACGAGCCGCGTATAACGACTTGATCGACAAGATCGCGGACACCAACAACGTGATCTCGGTTACGGAGGGATGACGGATGTGTAAGTCATCTACGATCACCCCGCAGGAAGCCGTTGACCGGCTTCGGGAGGCGGGGATGAAAATTGGCCCGAAGACGCTTCGGGAAGGTATCCTGCAGCGCGTATTCCCTTTTGGCGACGCTGTAGAAATGGAGGATCCGGTCTTCTGGATCTACCCCCGTAAGCTGGAAGCGTGGATCGAAGAAAACCTGAGTTAGGAGAAAACCGTATGAGAAACGCACTTGCGGTCGTAGAGACGACCGAGGAACGCAGACAGCGCATCAATGAGGAGCTGGAGCAGCAGCGGGCAATGGTACGGATGGTCAAGCGGCTGTGCCTGTGGACCGGCGGGGCGGCGGCTGCGCTGGCCGTGCTGGCCTGCGGGGCGGAGATGGTCAACGAGGCCGTCGTGACCGGCGCGATCGCGCTGGGGACAACGCTGTTCGGGCTGCTGTGATGGACATCAAGGAAAAGGCGCTGCTGATGACGCCTTGCGAGGTCTGCGAGATGCTGGAATTCAAGCGCAGCAAATGCGTAGAAAACTCCTATAGGCACTGCGGCACTTATGCCGAGATCGTCTGTTCACAGTGGGACGAGACCTGCAGGCTCATCCGGGAGCGCACGAAAAAGAAATGACCCCTGCCGCGTTGCCGCGCGACAGAGGCCGAAATGAAAGGACATTATGTCGGCTTCTATTATAAGCCAGAAAGGAACCTATGTCAAGTTTAACGGATTCCCGCGTCCGGCACGGCGCGAAAGCCTGTGTCGAGGCGGTTCGGGCCGACTACCCGAAGTTCAACAAATGCTTGCTTTCGCAGTGTGAAGCGCCGGAGAAATACGGCGTTCAGCTCGTGCCGGAGGCTGCGGCCTCCATCAAGGCGTTGGACGCGCCGAAGAACCGCGTTGAGCGGCGAAAGAAGACGAACCGGTATTATTTCCGGCTGACGGACGAACAGGCGAAGATCCTCGACCGGCTGCTGAAAAAGAACGGCTACGCCACTGTTCAGAGCTTTTGTGAGGAGCTGATCCGGAGGGAGGCATTATGCAATGGCATTACCGCTTGATAACCTCTACCTCGGCATTCAGGAGAAGGAACCGGCGGTCATCGGGACATGCGCGCACTGCCAGGAGGAAGTCCGCGAGGGCGAGGAGGCTTTCGTCTGCGATACGGTCCTTGTACACGCGGAATGCATGCTGGAATACGTCTCCGATACCTACAGCGTAGACGAGATCGCGAACGCGCTGCTGTTTGAGAGGGTACGCCATGAAGGATGAAGTTTATATCCCGTTTGAATGCCGGGTGTCGGTCTTCTTCCCGGCCGGGCATGTCGAATGCAATTTATGTCCGCTGCTGGAAACATACAGCCGCAGACAGTGCAGACGGACGGGGGAGTATCTGACGAGCGGGCAGCTCCGCGGGATGTACTGCCCGCTGGAGATCCCGGGAGAACTGATCACAGACACGGCCACGGGAGCCGTGATCGAAAATAAGGAGGATAAGGATGGATAACGCGAAAGGTTACAAGGCGTTTAAGCCCGGTATGATCTGCAAGGATAAGCAGTACGCCGAGAACACCGACTACGAAGAAGTGGGCGGAACGATCTGTGAGAAAGGCATGATGCACTACTGCGTCAATCCTTTTGATGTTCTGAACTTTTACAATCTTGTTGACGAGAGCGGGAAGTTTTCGGATTTTGCAGAGGTCAAGGCACTTGACCAGCCGATATCCGGCTCTGATGGAAAATTTGCGACGAAAAAGCTGCATATCGGCGCGAAGCTGAGTTTTGCTGGGTTTATCAAGGCCTGCATCGACTACACGAAGGAGCAGACAATCGTCAATATGCCGAAGAGTGATGTTACCACCGGCTACTCCGCCCAGATCGGCAGCTCGGGCTACTACGCCAAGATCGGCAGCTCGGGCTACTACGCCCAGATCGGCAGCTCGGGCAACTACGCCCAGATCGGCAGCTCGGGCTACTACGCCAAGATCGGCAGCTCGGGCCACTCCGCCCAGATCGGCAGCTCGGGCA